CGGGCAGCCGACGTTCAGGTTCACTTCGTCATAACCGGCGGCCTCGGCCATACGGGCACAGGCGGCCAGATCGGCTGGAACACTCCCGCCCAACTGCAGCGCCAGCGGGTGCTCGGCTTCGTTGTGGCGCAGGAAGCGGTCGTGGTCGCCATGGAGGATAGCGCCGGTAGTGACCATCTCGGTGTAGAGCAGGGCGTGTTTGGAGAGCAGGCGTAGGAAGAACCGGCAGTGGCGGTCGGTCCAGTCCATCATGGGTGCAACACTAAAGCGCCGAGACAGTGCGGGGCTTGATTCTGCTGGGCTAAAGCTCTGTTTATCTAGCATTTTACTCAACGTGTTCTGGGCGTGTTTTGGGGCGTTTTCCGGCGTTTTTAAAGCCTCGGTGGTACGATGTACCACTCAAAAACGGACGCGTACCACTTTCTATATGGCGACTATCAGGGCAAGAAAACTGGCAGATGGGACGGTGAGCTACACGGCTCAGATCCGCATCAAGCGCGACGGAGTGCAAGTCTATCAAGAGAGCCAGACCTTCGCCCGAAAACAGGCCGCACAGGCTTGGGCACGTAAGCGCGAGACGGAGCTGGATGAACCAGGTGCGATTGAGCGGGCAAGCCGCAAGGGCGCCACGGTTAAGGAGATGAATGCTCAGTATTTGGTCGAGGTGGAAAAGGCCCGACCACTGGGCAAGACCAAGCGCGCGACGCTGACAGCAATCGGCGAGACATACTTGGGCCAGTTGGCCGATACAGAAATCAACACCCAGGCCCTGGTCGACTTTGCCTTATGGCGAATGAGCAAGGAGGGCGGTGGGGTTCAGCCACAAACCGCCGGCAATGACCTGGCGCACCTCGGCGCTGTACTGGCGATTGCCAAAGATGCGTGGGGATACCAGGTCGATCCGCTCGCGATGGGCGGCGCTCGGCGGGTACTGAGGAAACTCGGTTACAACCTGAAAAGTCGCGAACGTGACCGCCGGCCGACGCTGGACGAGCTGGGAAAGGTGCTGCAGCACTATGAGGACATGCAAGCGAGGCGTCCGTCTGTTACCAATATGCTGAAGGTCGTAGGTTTCGCCCTGTTCTCCACGCGTCGGCTGGATGAGATAACCCGTATACGCTGGGCGGACGTTGACGAGGCTGGTCAGCGGGTGCTGGTGCGCGACATGAAAAACCCTGGGCAGAAGATCGGCAACGATGTGTGGTGCTATCTGCCGGACGAGGCGTGGCACATTCTCCAGACGATGCCGAAAGCCGGCGAAGACATATTCCCGTATAGCCCTGAGTCAATTTCCACGTCTTGGGCAAAAGCCTGCAAGTTTCTGGAAATTGCAGATCTGCACTTTCACGATCTACGCCATGAAGGTATCAGTCGCCTTTTTGAAATGGACTGGGATATCCCGCGAGTGGCGAGTGTTTCCGGCCACCGGGATTGGAATTCGATGCGGCGATACACCCATCTGCGTGGTAAGGGAGACCGCTATTTGGGGTGGGAGTGGCACGAGAAAATATTGAGGGCGCCCGTCCAACTGGGCGCCGCGTCAATGAAGTGGCTCAAACGACGTGTTTTAGCCCGTTGATCTGGCAGTGCTCTTTAACCGCGGCCGCGCGCTGCAGGTCCAGGTACGCGGCCAGGTCAGTAAGGTGGACGCCCTTGGCCGACTTCTGGCTGGGCTCCAGGCGGGTGATGGGCAATTTGATCTGACCGCTCATCACCTTGCGCTGGAACATGTCCGGCGTGAGGTGGGTGAAGTAGTCTCGGCATACCAGCTCCAGCGAGATAATCGCTTGTCCCTCGTATTGAGCCATCAGGATAAATGCTGTGTTCATGGCTATCCTCATAGATGCGAGTATCGAGACCGTTTCTTCTGTTTGGCCGCTTCACGCTCTGCCATTAATGCAGCCCATTCCACCGTCTTGCTCTGCTGGCGGATACGGCTACAGGCTTGGTGCTTACGGGTAGAGCGAGCATTGCCACAAATATCGCAGCGGCTTGGCAGGTCGAGGCGGTGGCTGGCCATCGTCGGGCGCTCACGCTCAATACCGGCGCTTTTAGGCATGATCACTGCCCTCCCATAAGCATGCGGGTGAGCGCATTGGGCTGACCTTCAGGCGTCAGTTTGTCAACCGGTTGCGTAACGCAGCGACCGTTGGCCGTGCGCAAGTTAGCAACGTTGCCCTCGATCCCTACGATCACACCTGTACGGGCGCTGAGCCGATATTCCCGGCCACCGCCGCTCATTACGACGTAGCTGACCGTGTCGCCGATTGCCAGCGGGGTTGTGGTAGCCTCTGCGGTGCCGCCTTGGGGTTGATTCACTTGCATGGTGCTTCTCCTTTGGGTGGTCGGTGTCGAGGGGTTGCAGCCCCTCGGCACCACCTTCTTATTGGCTTGCGCCGGTTGGGTTTTGCTTCCGCACCAGGTGCAGCAGCAGGTTTTCAAATTCAACAACATCATCTGTCGCTGACTGCCATTCCAGTACTGCCTGGATCTGATCCCTGCTGCACTCAAGCACCAGAATTTCTTTGTCGCTCACCGCACGAACCTCAAGGATCGCGACCAGGCCAGCTGGGTCGTAGGCTTCGGCGTGAACAATTTTCCCTGACTCGTTACACCAGTCCTTCAGCTCTTTCAGGTGTCGAAGACGGTTGGTTTCGCCCTGTTGGCCGTCACCGGTGATGACTTGTACGTGCATGGTGCTTCTCCTTTGGTTGGTGTCAGACGTTGCAGCGCCTGGCGGGTACGGCAGGTGATATGTCAGGCCTGGAAGTGCCAGCACTTCACGATGGGTTGCTTCGTGATAACGGCGTTGGTTTTGCTGGCCTGGTGAGCCCGTACCGCGCTGTCAGTCGCCTTGTTGACGTCGAGCAGCTTCCGCGAGCGGGAGTCCTTCAAGCGCTCGCGCAGCTCGCTGACATCAGCGATTTTTTGCCGGTTTTCTGCCGCGCATTTCACGAAGTCGTTGAGGTTGATGGCGATGATGTGGTCTTTCTTGCTGTGGTTGACCACCGGGCCTTCTGCGTCCAGACCTTCCAGGTATTCGTAAACCTCCCAGAATTCAGCCACTACCGGATGGTCGGAGCTGATCGAGGCCTGGCGCTCAATCGCCATGCGGATGATCTGCGAGCGGGTGTGCTCGACCTGTGCGTCGGTGAGCGGCACCACCATGCACAGGCAGTCCAGCAGGGCGAGCATTTGGGCGTGATTCTTGTTGATCCGCTCCACCCGGATGTAGCCGCGCAGCTTGTTGCCGCAATGGCTACATTCGCTGTGTTCGTCTTTAAATGGGGTGTCGCAGGCAAAGCAGTGGGAATGCAAATTGCGCAACTTCGCCTCGTAGCCCGCTATCCGCAGGCCGAACAGCTCCATCACCTCCAGCTCTTTACGTACTGCCTGCAACACAAAGTTGCTGAGTCTCGAACCTTCCAGCGCGTTGAGCCGATCTGCCGCCGCACGGCTTTCAGCGGTGACGTTCGGACGCACAAAGTGCAGTTTGACGATCCGGGTCATGATCGCTTCTGACGCCACAACAGGGGCGTTCTGGCTGATGGCAATGGTGCCGCGAAACGGTGGTTCGTAGGTTTCGTTACCGGCGGTTTTCACACCCTTGGTCGCCAGGGTGCCGCCGCCGTAGTAATCCTTGAGTTCGTCCCATTCGAAGGTTTTAGCGTGGGCCTTGTCGTCGCCGCTGCGGTCTGATTCCAGTAGCACGATGGGCATGCCGGAGACCTGGCCCATCAAGCGGCTGCGGCCGGCCTTGGTGGATTTGGACGGGTCGAACCCTTCGTATCCGTCGCGCCCCGCGAGTTTCCATAGCAGCGTGAGCAACGTGGTCTTGCCAGCACCGGCCTCGCCAGTGGCCTCAAGGAAAGGAAAAGACTGGTACCGGCCGCGGATCTGTTCGGCGAACAGCGAGCCAAACCAGAAGGTCAACGCCACGATGCCCTGGGCACCAAAGCACTGCCACAAAAGCCCAAGCCACTGGTCATCGTATTTTTTGCCATCCTTCTCCAGATCGATCTTCACACCTTTTTGTAGAGTCTTGAGCTTCAACTTGCCCATCTCAAAAAACTCTTCCTCGTTGATGTGAATTACCTGGCCTTCGCGAATGGCGACGTCGTTGAACACGTAGCAGTGGTATTCCTTGCTGTAGCCCACATAGTCGATGGTCTGCACGGTCTTGATGCCGAAAAGCTGGTCTTTCATGAGTTTGTCCAGTTGCTGTCCACTGCCGGTGAACACGGCTCCGGCACCCATGCCGAGAAGTCTTTTCTTGAACTCGCTGGCAGCGGCGACCTGACCGCCCGTGAAGGTGTTTTTCACGGAACCGCCGTCGTGCGGGAAGTCGACGCGGAAGAAGTACCAGGACTCGTCGGTGATCTCGTTGCGCTGGAAATAGAGCGCTTTGGGGTAGCAGTTGGCGATCTCGACGACGCAACCGGCGACGTTCAGCGCCTTCTCCCGAAGCTGCTTTTCATTGAGTGTCTGGGCTTCGTGGCCATCGCTCTTTTCGAGGGCTTGCTTGGCGCTGTTGTATTTCGCCAAGTCCAACTTCCACCAGTACAGGCGGGAGTCGAAACAGAAGTGGAATTCCTCCCGCTCACGCCACTGGTACATCAGCAATGCCTTGTCGCTGGCACTTTCTGCGATCAGCAGGGCGCCCTGGTGGCGGGCTTCTTTCAAGTCCTTTTCGATGCGATCAGCGCGAGCTTTCTCATCGTCGATAAATGCCCAGCGTTGATGCAGATCGTTCCAGTCAACCTTGCGGGCGTCAGGCTGTGAAACCTGCGCTGCCTCGCAGGTGAAACCGAGTTCGCGGGCACGGTTGACCCACATGCGGGTGTACTTGTGAGCGCCTGGCTCGTTGTCCAGGGCCCAAACCAGCTTGGGGGTTTTACCGCCTCGATCGGTGATCAGGGCCTTGAGTGATTCCTCTGGAAAGGCGTTCGAGGACAGCGCCGCAACCGCAGAGATACCGTTTTGAATGAGCGCTATGGCGTCGAAGATGCCTTCAACAATCCACAGCTCATTTACTTCGAGCAGATCCACGCAAGGCGGGCACCACCAATGGCCCCTGTAGCTCTTAAGGGGTTGGAAGCGGGCCTTCTTTTTACCGAATCGCGACGGTTGGTCAATCAAGCGCTCCCAGTACCCACCGTGCTCGAGGGGAAAGCGCACAGTCGCAGAGCCAATATTCAGGTCACGATCAAAGTAGCTTTCCTGGGTGTACCAGCCTTCTAACAGCTCAACGCGGAAACCTCGGGCAAATGTCAGGTACGCCTTTGCGCTGGCGGCAGGCTCATCGCAGGTAGCCGGTGCGCGCTTGCTCCAGTCGTCGAACAGGTCCGGGTAAATCTCTTTGGTGGGAGCCATGTAGCGGCAATTTTTCTCGCGGCCACAGCGGATGAACCAGGGTTCATCGTGCCGCGAAAACAAACGTTTCTGATTGCACTGCGGGCAGGTGCCCTTACGCATGTAATGCGTGCCTTTCATGTGCTGGAGGCCGTAATCGGACTCCAGGCGCTGAAGCACGTCAGCGCGGATCTTGTCTTCCATGGGCTTGCGAATCACTGCACATGCTCCGCAGCCGTAACGAGCTGTTTTTTCAGCTCGCTGCGCGTCTTGCAGATGCCTGCCAGGTAGGGCAAGTCCTCAAGCACCTTCGGCGCACGCTGACCACTTGGCACATTCCGGTAGCGATCGGAGTACCAAATATCAGCCATGGTGACTTCGTACTGGCTGGTCAACCACAACAGGTAGTGCTGCGCCTGTAGTTCGTCCAGCTCCAGTTTTATGGTGATTTTGCTCATTTCGGCCACCAGTAGGTTGCAAATTTCCCCTACCCACGCGGTGCGGGCATCAAACAGGGAGGGTTTTGGATTAGTGCGGGAGGTTGCGCGTCAGCAGCAGGCGTGTAGGAAGCAGGCGTGCTGAAATTGGGTGTCGCTGTTGGGTGCAGTTGTCGAGCAGCCATATCACAGGGCGGAACGGGCCGCTGGTGGGGTAGATGCCCAGCCAGGCAATACGCTTGCACGTCATGCTTTCGAACTCAGCCACCGCCAGCTCAGCAATGCGTTGCACCAGGTGCGTGGGCACCTCAAGCGACAGGGTTAAGTACCTGGTGCAGTTCTCTAAGAGCTGGCTGTCGCCAGCAAGATGCTCGCAACGGTGGCGGTACAGATAGGCCACGGCCGCTTGTTGCATCGCGGCACGGTAATCGCTTGCGGGGTTGGTAGTAAGGGCGATGGTGTTCATACAGGTGCGGCCTCCGGTTCCAGTTGATCAAGCAGATCAGGTTGCTCATTGGCGGTTTTCATTGCCTGGCGACGAATGACCACATCTGCAACTGGCAGCTTTACAGCGGGGTTAGGCATGCCGCTGGGGCTTAGTTCGTGGGTCATTTGAAATTCAGCACGCACCGCCCAGCCGCAGGCTTCGTTGGTGCATTGCATGTAGGTGATGCGCAAAAAAATATGCTGGCCTTCGCTGGTGCGGATGCGCATGCGTCCATGGCAGTGAGGGCAGACGAGCTTGTAGGTGCTCAATGTTTTGGCCCCCGGCTGTGCAGCAGGATCGTTGCCAAGACTTCGGAATGGCGAGCCGCCATGTAATGACTGTGAGCACGCAAAATCGCCTCAGCTTCGTCCCGCTCGATGACACCGTCGTCCAGTGCCTTCGCAATGATCTGGTCGACCACACCGCGCTTGGCTGCTGCACGCACTGAACGGTTGTAGAGGTCCACGTTGTCCAGTGTTTCAGGCTTGGCGAGGGGTACGAACATGCCGCCGTACATCGCTGCGATGTATTCCGGCAGGTAGGTGGTGCCCATGTCCTGCTCCAACAGATGAATCTGTTCATCGCTCAGGGGCCGACTGCCGGCGTTTTCGTAGATGTGGTTGTCGAACTTCTTGAGTTCGTATCCAAGGCGCGCGGCAGCGCATTCCCGGCCCCCCTCGTAGTCGTTGATCACTGCGCTCATTACTTGGCGCTTGGTCGCTAGAACTGGGCGTTTCATCTTCTGGTTTCTCCCTGGAGTCATCGCCCCTACAGTCGTTTCATACAGCCGGTGCTGAATTCTGCTCGGCGTTTTCCGCGAGGATTCCCGGCAGTATTTCTTTGCCGATCACCCGAGACAGGTCTCGTAGGATTTGGAACGTCAACCTGCCACGGGGCAGCTTGTTGTTTCCCGCCCAACGCTGAACCACTTGCGTCACCGTGCGCACCTCATAGCCATGGCTTAGGGCGAACTGACGGAAGTTGCTGCCGTGCTCGATCAGTCGTGCTTGGATCTGGCGCTTTTCCATGGCTTGGCTCATGGTTCGAGTGTTCCTAGTTGGTTAAGATGTACCTGTTTGTTCGCAGTATACGCACCAAAACGGGTGCGTCAATTGGATTATATGAAAAAATGAGTATAGCCGCTCGCCTGCGCAGTGTTATCGACGACAGAGGCATGTCTATTAAGGAGGCCTCAGCGGTAGTGGGGATCCCCTACAGGACGCTCCAAAACTACCTTCTGGGTGAGCGGGAGCCTAACGCGAAGGCCATGGCTGCTATTCGCACTCATTTGGGTATAAGTCTGGATTGGTTGCTGACAGGCGAAGGCCCTATGTGTCTGGGTGTTTCGGCTGAATCATCGGATGCGCGGACTGTGAATCAGCAGGAGGAAGCCATCCTTGAGCTGTTCCGCTCGCTTGGAGAGGCAGGTAAGCGGGAGATACAGAGCGCTGCTGAGGAAAAGAAACGCTTAATGGATGTCGAGCAGCGCCTCAAGGATTTGACTGAAGCCCTTGCCGATACCAAACGGCCAGCATAATCTGTACCCATTGAGAACGGGTCAGTCAGACAGGGAAGCCCACTGACCCACCCGCCTAAGCCCGATATAGGCAAGGCGGTCCGCCCTGCGGCTTACCCCAAATAGACATAGGGAAGTGATCAGTGTTTATAGTATTTCAATCTGACGGCTTCTTATTTAATAGCTTTTTGTTGCCGACTTATAGGGTGACAAATCGTAGGCCGCTGTGGCGGTGAAAGGAAAATAAGCTACTTAGCATTCAGGTTCTTCAGCTGATATTTGGCTGAGTGATGTCGTACTTAAAATTATAACTATTTACATTGCTAATTTAACTTTGGGGTGCGGGGATGATGGTCAAGGCAAAGGTTGTTCAAGAGAAATTTTCTGTGTCATACGACGCTGATGATGGTGATTTTAAGAACCATGAGATAGATGCGCTTGATCTTGCTAAGTCTATCCTGGGGGTACACAATGCCATTGCAGAGGCCAGCGCACTTATGAATAAGGGAGCTGAGGTTGATCTTAAAGTGTCCTCGCCTGTTCGTGAGGGTTCGGTAATTGTCGACTTTCTGCTTTTTGCTACGACGCCTGCTGCCCTTGATATTCTTCGATATATTGGTTTTTCCGCCGCTGGAGGGGCAGTCGTCGGAGGGTCCCTCATCGAAGTTGTTAAAAAGCTTAAAAGCCGTAAGGTAGCAAAAGTAACAATTGAAGCTAACTCTGATGTCGCGAGTATTGAGGTTGATGGTGAAATTATAAAGTGCAACAAGTACGTTGCCCAGCTTGCAGTCGATAAAAAAGTTAGAGACTCGTTGCATAATGTTATTCAAGCTCCGATTGCTGGTAAGAAAAATGCCACGTTTAAAGTCTTGGACGAAGATGAGGATGTTGTGCTGTCTGTGAAAGAAAGTGCAGCTCATAATTTTTCGCCTCTTCCAGTAGGTTCTCTGGAGTCGGAAGAAATCTCTAAAGAGAAGACTACGGCCTATTTTGTTCAAGTTAACTTTGAGTCTGGACGCGGTTGGCGAGTGAGGCTTGCAGATGGAACAGAGCACGCAGTCGAGCTTGCAGATGAAAAATTCATGAACAAGGTTGCCCAGAACCAACAAACTTTCTCGAAAGAAGATCTATTTGAAGTATTGATTGAAACAAAGGCAGTATATAGGCAGACTAGATCTACCTATTCTTATACGGTTGTTGAAGTTACAAAGCATTTTGCAGATAAGGGTCGCCGGCTAGTTTGAGGAACGCTCATGAGTGTTAATCCTAACCTTGTAGAGGCGCTATTTTATTTATCCTTGATAATATTGGCGCCTATTTTTTTCATGCTTTCTCGTATTCTTAGTCGATATTTGCTTAATAGATTTGTTTCGACTGGGAAAGTGGTTGTGGTCTATAAGCGTAATGGTGTGGTTGTGAGCAAAAAAACCATTAATTCCACAGCCTATGTTGTTGATCAGCTCAAAGCTGCAAATGGAGGTGCATAATGGAGGACTCTCCAAGAAGTGTTCCTCAAGGGCTCCAGGCTTCTATTACCGCGGGGCTTGGAACTTTTGCCACGGCAAGCTGCATGAAGTGGTTGCCTGCGGAGCACGCACAATACTGGGTTAGCGCTACTACTCTGCTTGTCCCCGTTATTGGCTATTTCATTGCAAAATTTTTTACCCGAATTGACGAGCCTGAAGGCCTTACTCAATATAAAGCTAGGCTAAAGCGGGATATGTGTAGTCAAAAGAAAATTTTGAAAGATAAAAATATTTCGGCGGAAGTTAAAGAGAGTATTAAGGAAAAATACACTCTGACAGTTCTCAGATTAGCGTCCGCTAATCAAGACTATACAGCGCAAGGTGTTGTTGCTGAGTAGTTTTCCTGTGGGCCCATGTCTCCATCTCGTTACTTTAGTTACGGTTGTATTTGGGCCCATTCTCGATCCACCGCGCGCTTAGCCGTCTTTTCACTGGCATACAGCCACCGCAACCGCCTCGGCTTCGTCTGATCCCCCGCTGTAACCGTTTTTTCTTTCCCGGTTTTCTGATCGCGGTAGTAGGCGATGATCCCCGTGTAATCCCCCTTGTTCTCTTCTGCCAAGTCTTCAACATTGTCCTCGGGCAGCTTGCTTTCCAGCTCCAGGCTGACGGTGTAGCCGCCATCCGGGCTCAGGCTGTGTTGCACATTGCCGCCATACCAGATGATCTCGTCGATTTCAGCCTTAACGCCCTGGATCGTGTAGGTCAGTTCTGGGATCAGATCCGGCCGGCCCATCGCAAGGGTGTAGCTGAGCGTGGTACTGCCGCGTTGCAGGCGTCGAAACTCGGCTCTTGCAGCCCTGAGCGCTGACTGCTGATCGCTGTAGGTGTGGCGCAGGTCCTTGAGGTTCTCACCACCGCCGGCAATCGCTTCCTGTTTCTTAGCGCTGTGCACGTCGTAGAAATACGCGCGCACGCCGTCGTAGCTGTCCCGGTCAGCCTGCAGGTAACGGTGCTGGTCGCCTTCTGCGCGGGTGAGCGTGATGTGGGGTAGGGGAAGCCCGCTGGCTGTCTTTCCACCGCCTGCGGGGATGCATAGCAGGCACCCCGCCTTCACGCTGGCTACCGCGTCAAATTCTTCGCCCAAGCGGGTGATCAGGTTGGCATCCGATTCGTTGGCCTGGTCAAGCTGCAGGATCGGCAGGGCACCGAGCGCGCCTGCGACGGTTGAGGTCAGGTTGTTTCCCATGGCGATATCGCCGATGACCTTGCCCAGGGTGGTATTGCTCCAGCTACGTTCGCGCTTGGTCTTCAGCCCTTTGCGCAGGTCTGCCGATCGAGCGCGGATGCTGAGCACATCCGGCGCGCCGCTGTGTTCCGTCTCGTCTACGGTGTACGTGCCCTTGTCCACAAGGCCCGTATCGCTCCACCCCAACCACAAGCGAAGTACTGCGCCCTTGGGCGGTATCGAAAGCAGGCCATCATGGTCGCTCAATGTAATCGTGAGCTGGTCGGCCTCGACGCCACGGTTATCGGTTAGATCCAGGCTCATCAGCCGCGGGCTCACCTTCATGGCGATATCGTTGCCATCGACCGTGAGACGGAAGGCCGGAACGGGGTAGGCAGCGTCCCGAACGAAGCGTTCCGCCGTGTCCATGACGTAACCGGTGACTTTGGACAGCGCGGCTTCTATCACAGCAACCCCCGCAGAATGTTGAGTCCGGTGCCGGTAGCGGCGCCGAGCAGATCGATACGGTCATCATCGGTACGCTTCAGCGTAAGGGTGAACTCGATACGCCGAGGCGTGCCGTCTCTGAAAAAAACGGTTTTGGTCTCACTCAGGCTTTCGATCACCCACAAACCATATATCCGGCCGGTACCCTCGACCATCGGCCAGGCCTTGCCGGTGTTCGCCATCAGACGCAATGCGTCCAGGCTTAAGACGCTGCCGGCCAGCTCCGGCAGAATGATGCCGGGCAGGGTGATGGTGTCTTCGCCACGGCCTACAAACTGCATCGCTGGGGACGTGCCGACACGGCTGTTGCTGGCATGGCGCCAATTGGTCTGGCGCTGCAGCTCCTGGTAGGCGAGGGTCGATAGGCTGAACACGAACATGCCGAGGCTGAGCATCATGGCGATTAATCCCGATCCGATAACTTGCTGCGCTGACGGGCGCGTTTATCGTTTTCAATCTTGTTGAGCATGGCGCGCAGGCTTTTCTCCATGGCTTGCATGTCCATGCCAGGCGCTGCTGCGATGGTGATTTGGTAGGTGTCGTGGCTGTCGTAAACCGCCGTTGCGCCCGCGCTGCTGATCGGAGGACGATCATCGACCGCCAATGCCGGCATGGCCGTTGCGGTTAAAGCCAAAGTGCCGGCGGCTGTAAGTTGCTTGCCCATGCTCGACAACGCATTGAGCGGTCCCTTTTGTCCAACCTCCAAGCCATTTGTTAGCCCCTCCATGGTGAAGCCGCCCAGCTCAGCAAACACCCGCGAAGGGCTGTGGATGCCGAGCTTTTCCTTGAACCATCCGATGCTGGAATCGCCGATGGAGCTGATAGTGCTTTTGACGGCGCCGAGGCCAGCTTTCAGTCCGTTGACCAGACCATTGACGATCATCCCGCCGAATTCGGTGAATTTCCCCGGCAGCTCCACGCCGAAGTAACTCATCACCCCGGCGAACGCCTGGTAGAACAAGCCAAGCGGGCTGAAGTTGGTGATCATTTGCAGGATGCCGGCAAGGCCCTGGTCAAAGCTGGTTTTGATAGTGGTCCACACATTGACCGCGCCGGTTGCGATGGAGCCAATGCTTTGCAGCAGCGTCATGATCATGTTTCCGATGGCTGCGCCGAAGCGCTGACCCATCGACTGGGCGGCGCCGCCGACGTCTTCGACCGGTTTCAACAGGTCGGTGAACCAACCGATAACCCCGCTGATGCCGGAAGAGATCATGTTGAACAAGGGGCGGACGATGCTGCCGAGCAGGCGCAACGCAAAACCGATAATCGGAATCGAGTAGGCCGCTTTCGCCAGGTTGATCAGCAGCCCCCCGAACTTGCCGAACCCGGCGAGCACCGGCTGCAGGGCTTCGGTGAGTCCCTGCCAGAAACCGAGGAAGAAACTCTTGATCGGTTTCCAGTATTTGTAAATCAGCAACGCACCCGCGACCAGGCCTGCGACAGCGGCGATCAACCATCCGACCGGGGTTGCCAGAATGGCTGCGCCGACCGCACTGATTGCGCTGCCGAGCATGGGAAGCACACTGACTGTCGCAAGCCGCGCGGAACTGATCAGGGTGGGGATAACGCTCACCATGCTGCCAGCGGCGCGACTGGCCGTGACCGTCTTCCAGATCCGTCCCATTCGGCCGACCTCTACCCCGGCGCCTGCGGCCGCAAGGCGGGTACCGATCAACTGAGCTTTGATGCTTCCCAGGCGAATGCCGAACACCGCCATCCCATAACGCAGCACGGCGAAGGGACCAAGCATGCTTGCCATGGTCAAGGCGAGGGTACCGAACACCACTGCTGTGATTGCGACAGCCGCCACTACCTTGACCAGGCCTGCGGCCAACTTCGGGTTCTCTCTTGCCCAGGTTCCTACTCCGTTGGCAAGTTCGCCCAGGGTGCCGATGAGGCTCTTCAGTTCGGGAGCGACTGCAGCGCCGAACTCGGCCGTGGCGTTGGTGAAACTACCCTCGGCTGCTTCCATGACGTTGGTGAGGGTGCCGAGCTGTTCGTTAACGCGGGTACGCAGATCGGCCTGGGTTTTCAGCTTCTGCTGCACCTCTCGATAGCCGGCCAGCCCCTTGTTCATCATGACGTCCAGGGTGGACATCGTCTCTGCATCATCTCCGAACAACGTCCGTTTAACTTCCGTACGATCAATATCGTTCAACGCCTTTAGCTTCTCAATTTGCGCATACAGATTTTCCAGACCGGAAAAGTTGCCGTTGTCATCAGTGAATTTGAACGACATCCCTTTTTTCGCGAGCACTCCATTCGCTTTGTCCACCTTGTCCTGATTCAAACCCGCCTGGAAAATTTTGCGAAAAGCGTTACCTGCTGAACTACCGTCCATGCTGGCCTGGTCCATCATGATTAGAAGCGGGGCGAGTTCTTTGGCCGCGTCGATGCCCGACTTCTTAATTACATCCATGACAGGTGAAATTTTGCTGAAGCCCTGCATCATGTTGCTTGGATCCATACCGGCATAGAATCCACGCTGAATTGTGTCCATCAGTCCCATCATGTCTTTTTCAGTGGTGCGCGTGGCGTCCTGCATCTTGGCGGCGAACTCAGCCGCCTCAGTGGCTTCCATCTTCATTTGCACACCGAGATACGCGGCTGCTTCGCCGGTGCCGCCCAGGATGCTCTTTGCGCTCAGGCCCTGGCGCCGAAGCATCGTCATCATGTTCTGGAAGTCTGCCGTCGTGCCTGGCAGGCGGTCGCCCAACTTGGTCGCCAGGTCTGTGATCTTCTGGAAGTCCTCCGAGACCTTGCCGGTGTCGTCCATCATCGACACCTTGAGCTGTGTAGCCGAATCTTCGTTCGGGGCGAAGGCTTTGATTGCCGAAACCACAGGGCGGCTGGTGGCGTATCCCACCCCGAGCCCTGCGGCACCAGACACAGCCATGCTGCCCGCCAAGCTCTGGGTTTTATCGTAGCTGGCGCGCGCCTTAGCCAAGCTTTCCTGTTTACGCCTCAGGGCGTCCAGGTGGTCCATCTGCAATTTGATGGCCTGGGTGGCACTGTCCATGTCGCGCTTGAGTTTCAGCTCTGAGGCGCCCAAGGCGTTGGTGTTGATGCCGGCGGTCTTGAGCTGTGCGCCGAGGTTGGCGAGTTTCCCTTGCTGCTGGCCGTACTGCTCGCCCAGGCGCTTCGACTCGCTGGTGTGCTGTTTCAGCAGCGCGAGCTGATCCTTGAACGGCGTTTCCAGACGGCGGATCTCGTCGCGCAGACTGGAATGGCCCGCACGACTGGTGCGCAGTTGCGCGTTGTTCAAGGTAAAGCGGTCAGCCAGGGTCTTTTCCTTGGCTGCGAGCTGGTCTAGCTGGGTCTTACGTTCTCGCTGGGCGGCTGTGAGGCGGGTGTATTCGTCATGCTGCGCGCGGGTCAGCGTATTGCCCTTCTGCACCACGGCATTGAGCGCGGCGATCTGGCGGGCGGACTGACGGTGCTCATCACCCATCAAGCCCAGGGCATTGCGTGTCCCGGTGAGTTCGCGCTTGAGGTCGACCTGACTGGTTTTGAGCGCGTCGACCTTCTGGCGGGACTTCTCGAACAGTGCCTGGGTTGGTGCGAGTTGCTGCCGTACCTTGGCCGTCTCGCGGGCGAGCTGGCCTACCTTGGCGTTATTGGCGGCGAGCGCCTCGGATGTCGCGCGTGAAGCGGCCTGCAGTTCACGCCAGGCGCTGACGTCGCGTTGCTGGGTGTTGAGTTCTTTTAGGCGGTCACGAGCGGCTTTGAGGGCACGTGCGGTTTCCTTACTACCGCCGGTGATCTTGTTCAGCGGACCTGTGGCCTTGTCGATGGCGCTGAGCAGCACCTGAAGTCTCAGATCATTCGCCATCGTTGGAACTCCGCACCCTGGCGCGCTCGCGCCAGTCCATCAGGTCTTGCAGGCCCAACTGATCCATATCAGCCGGTGCCCAGTGAAAAACCACGGCCAGATCGGCCATGGCGTCCTCTACGCGACGAGGGATGCATCCGTCTTCGCCGACTTCTGCAACAAAAAACCAGAGATTTTGCTGCTCAAGGCCAGCAGGTCGGCCGGGTCCATGCCGGCAACTTCGACGGCGGTAATGCTTGGCGAGCTGATGCGCGGCAGAACCTTGATCAGACTGCCAACGTCCATCTGCAGCAGCTCCACCAGGCTCACGCCGCGCAACTCGCCCGAGTTCGGTTTGCGCAGGGTGATGCTATCGATGCTGGTGGTGCCGCGACGGATTGGCGTGTCGAGGATGACGGTGTTGTCGTCGGCCAGCTGCTGCACGTCGGGCTGTTCGATGGTTTCGTTCTTCATTGGATTTGCTCCTGGTGATTAAAGGGTGAGTCTCGATCGAGCGGGCGCTTCAAATGCCCATGCCGGTGCGGTGCTTCTCCAGCATGTCCACGCCGTTGACCTTCTCGACAAAGTTGAGCAGGTCGATTTCGATGATTTCTTCGCCATCCACGGTCAGCTTGTAGTAGCTGCAGGTGGTGGTCATGGAGTGCTCAGTGTCTTCACCGGGCTGGGCGTCGCCCATTTCGATGGTTTCGTGGCGACCGCGCACAACCACTTCCACGTTGCTGACTTCGCCAGTGTCGTCCTGCTGGTAAGGGCCAGAGAATCGCAGGGCCACGCTGGAGGCGTTGACGGCGCCGAACTGGCGCAACGAGATCAGGTCGAGGCCACCGGTTTTCCATTCGAACTGGATGCCGTCGTCGGACATGCCCAGGTCAGCTTTGACCGGGCCATTCATGCCGCCGCCGCGATAGGCTTCCATCTTGCGACCGAGGGAGGGCAGGGTGAGGGACTTCACCAAGCCGAGGTAGCTGTTGCCGTCATTGAACAGGTTGAGGTTTTTGAGCTTGCGAGGCATTGCCATGGCGGTGTTCTCCGGGAAACGGGATCAGGGTGACTCCCCTTGCGGGGAGGCCCGGTTTAGCTGTTGATGCCCTTGGCGAAGTCGATCAGGTAACGGTCGGTGATTCGCTGGCGGAAGGTGAGGTCTTCCAGGGGCGGCACGGGGGTGTAGTCGTAATCCACCCAGAGCTTGCCGGCCTTGAGGGTGTCCTTGGTGTTGATGTCGTCCGGGTACCAGCAGCTGCCGCCGATCAGGTAGCCCTGTGATTTCATCTCGCGCATCTTGGCGTTCACGCCTTCGACCAGGTCGCGCACCAGGGAGGCATGCATCGGGCGGTCCACCGCCCACATGTGCGCTTCCGCCATGGTGTCCGCGAGGATCTGCGCAGTGCGGGTGTAGTTTTCGAATGCGAACAGCGGATCGTCGCTGCAGGTCCGGCTACCCCAAAAGCGGAAGCCGTTGGCGTTGATCAGCGTCGTCACTTCGTTGCTGTTGAGGTAGTTGGCATCGGTGGCTGGGTTCTGAAGATCCCAGAACACGTCGGCGCTGATACCCGTCACGCCGCTGACGGCCACGTTGGACAGGGTTTTATGCCAGCCCGTCTCCTGATCGATCTTGGCGCGCAGGCCAAGCGCACGGGCCACAGCCGAGGCGGTGGTGGTCTTGTTGGTGACCGTGTCCCAGTTCTGGAAGTCCGGCCAGATCACCATCATTTCGCGGGCGCCGAAGTTCTCGCGGTACGCCACCACCTCTTCCTTGGTCTTGCAGTTCCAGGCACTGACGTAGGCAAAGGCGCGAAGGTCTTTGGCGATGGCACCGAGGGCGGTGGCCACCGGCAGACTGTCCAGACCAGGCACGCCGAGAATGCGCGGGGTCATGCCTACGCGTGACTTGGCAGCGAGCAGGGCCTTCATGCCGGTGTACTGGCCGTTTGGCGTGGTGCCGCCGATCAGGGCGCTGGTGGTGGCCGCTTCGTCGGCGCCTTCCTTGACCCGCACCACGATGACGTAGGGCTTGGTCTGGTCGGCGATGCCTTGCAGGCTCGCGGCCAGGGTGCCCTTCACGCCGGCTTTGCCGACGGCGGTCTGCACGTTGGTGAGCAGGACGGGCGTGTCCAGAGGGAAAACGAGTGGGTCCGCATCTTCAGCCGTGCAAACCATGCCGATAACTGCGGTGGGAATAGTGCGAATGGGGCGGGTGCCGTCGTTGAGTTCGATGACCCGCACGCCGTGGAGATAATCGGCCATGGGTTGGTGCCTGCGCTGTGATGGAATGACAGTGCAGAGGTTGCCGCGCGCGCGCCGGCTGGGCGAGCGCGTGGGTTTGTAGCGACGGGCTTTACAGGGTGACGGGATCAGTCAGCGGGTTTGCTCTGCGATCCAGGCGGGGGCAACGGGGCGGGCGTCCATGTTCGGAAAGTCGACCGATGCAGGCCAGTCGCGTAATGCCTGGACATAGTCCAACAGTTCGCCGGATTGCTCCGTAGACAGTGTGGTGGGGCGTGCAGAGTCCACTTCGTCTCGGTGGCGGTCGCGCAACCATTTGACGCTTTCAATCTCAGCGTCACGCCAGGCTCTTTCGGGAATAGCCGGATCGAGAAGAAAGGCCGGTTCAGGCGTTCCTCCAGCTTTTAACCATTTTTCGTATTCAGTCCAGAACCGATGTCCGCGCGGAACAGTTGCTCCGTCAGACAATTGAATAACGGTATCTGGGTGTTCAGTCAGCCGATAGTTCATGAGAACTCCTATAGTTCTGCATCTGCTGTTGCGTGTATGTAATACGTTTGGGGAGTGATGCCTACGTCGCTATTATCAACAGAAGCTTGACGCGTACCGACAATCAACGCACGTGCGTTCGCACTTGAGAGACTGTTACTCCCTGAACGCCACTGACCGTCAGGGCCGTCCCCCATTGGGCGGTAGAGGCGAATGCTTGGCTTAGTCCGCTTTTCAACTCGAAAAACCCAGTGCCCGACAGGCTGACTCCCTGGCCCACCTTGTCCGGCGTACACGATGGAGATTAGTGAGCCGGACACATCAACACCGTCCTTTGGCGCGATATTTTGCGAGAATGTTTTTTCAAAGTATCGCTGACAGAGAATCAATTCTTCGGCAATTTGTCTCCGCTCAAACTCAGTAGCAATATAACCGCTCTCCAATTGCACACGGGCTAAATCTATACTGTAAGTGCCCTTCCCCTGACTACCGTAAACCAACTCCAGATAATCCCCGTCAACGCCCCTTTTTTTGCCCTTGATAGAGGGAACATCCAATGTAACTACGTACTTTTTAAAGTCAGTCGTCACATCAATTTCCACACCAGCTACGTCACCACCTGCCGAGCCACCGACACCAAAGGACTGACGCAACACCACGCCACACTTGTGGGCAATCGAAGAACGCATATAGAAAGAAACTGCAATGGTTTTGCCTGCGCAGGTTTCTACGCCTTCAATTTTTTGGCTAATGTTTAAACCATCACTACTACCGGCTCGCGTAACCCTTAAGCCGTAACGCCCCTCGTCAAATCCGGCACCTGGATCAAAATCAAGGCGCTCCCAAGTCGCGGTCGAATTAGAAGGCAAGTAAACGTTCCAGCGGTCAGGTCCATACAAGGATTGGGCTGGCCCAGCAGCATTGCCAACTTGCCCAAACGTACCGCGCTGCCAGATATCAAAATTGCCATTGATTAACCGATTTTTTCGGTAAACCTGCGCGGGGAAGTCCTGCTTGGGGCTTTCAATCTGAGTCATAACTGACTCGGTGTTAGCTACCCGTTTAGAGCGGTCGTTGACGGCAGGCGTAGGCGCATTCTGCCCGCCTGCCCACTGAAAGGTCAGTGCCGTGGTGCCCACGATGATTGGCCCATCAGTAGTCAGGTGCCAGAGCGTGTCGCCGTTCGCAATGCCACGCTCAACATGAACCAGCAGGCCAGGTGTCACCTCACTGCCGACGTCTGCATCCGTCGTACGGGTCCAGATTTCCGCCGTGGTGAGATAGAGCCCGTTGTCTTTGCCCTGGGCTTGATCTTTCACCAATACGCGGGAGCCCACTGGCACTGCCACGCCATCAATTGTCTGGGCACCGGCCAACACAACGGGCCCTGTAGTGGCGGCCAGCACCGACTGCTTCACATCCTGCTGATTGATGGCGTCAGTGATGGATTCAGTAACGAACTTGCGAGTTGCGAGCACCACCGCCGGATCGATCATCAGCACCACATTTGCCGCGCTGGAGACGATGAAGTTCATGCGCACAACTTGCGTGCGGCCCGAACCTTGGGACATCAGCGGCTTGTAGCTGGGGGCGCAATTCGCCACGGCGACCAGATCGCCGTCACCGTCGTACAGTCCGATCTCACGAATCCACCAGCCACCCTCGTCGGCCGGGATGATCTGCTCGGCGATGAGGATGTTTGCGTTGGCCGGGTCAATCGACAGCTTGTTCAACGGGCGGCGGCGGCGCTCGTTGATCAGCTTCTTCTGGATGCGGTCAGGAATTGGGTCAGTGCCGTTGGCATCGCCCACGCCCATTTCGGTGAGTTTCCAGGGGATGCCGAGTGCGTCCGCGTTGGCCTGCTTGGCTTCGCCGACAGCGGTGAGAATCGCAAAGAACTGAGAGTTGGGATCGATCATGGGTAGATGTCCAGTGTGTCGATGGAGTGTTCCCGGCCAGCGGCGCCGATGTAGCACGTAAGGTTGATGAGCCCTGGTACTGGCGGATAAATGTCGAGGGTGTCGATGGTGTGCTCGCGCCCCGGTGCGCGGATTACGCCCGTCGTGACGATGTCGCGAAGAACCGGCGGATAGACGTCGATCTCATCGCCGTCGTAAGTGCTGGCGAAAATGTTGATGCCGCCGGTGGTTTCGAGGCTGATGGCCAGGCCAGTCAGGTGGCGCGTAACTGGCCTGGCGTCGTCAATGAGCCAGGTCAGCTCCTGATACATCTCCTCGGTAATGCCGGTTTCCAGCACACCCACCTTGATGGCGAATGTGCCAGGTACGCCGTTCGGCGTGGTTTGCCACCACTCCAGCACCTCAATCAGGTAGCCGAGTGGCTCCACCACACGGCGCAGAGCGCCGATGGTGCCTTTGCGCGAGTGCACGTAATGGGAAGAACGGATTGCCGCGCGTTTCGCAGCCTCGGTCCACTTGCTGTCCCAGCGATCTACCGAGAAAGCCCACGCCAGATAGGGCAACAGGTCGACAGGGCAGGTGTCCGGGTTACAGAGCTGTCGCAAGGGAATGGGGACGCGCTGGATCTGTGCAAGTGCCTGCGCCGCCTGACGCTCAAGCGGTGTAGCGTTTCCCGGTAACAGCTGCTGCGCACCCATTACTCGGCGCCTCGGCTCAGTGTGATGGCGGTGCAAAAAGGCGCTTGAGCCTTAGTCGCGACAATGTCCACCCAGCCTTCCAGTTCGACCTTGCGCACGCCCTCGACGTGCAGAGCGGCGTGCAGGGCTGATTCGGAAACCTCCATGCCCAGGCGACGGCGCTGATGAACGTAGGCAAGCAGACGCTGCTCGGCAGCAGCCAAGATAGGCTCCGACTCCGGCCCGCTCGACAGCAGGTAGAGCTTGGCTTTGACTTGGTAATTCAGGATCTGCGCTCCCTGAACGGTGAGACGGTCGGCCACCGGCCGGCGGTCATCGTCGCTCAAGTAAGCGTTGACGATGGCAAGCAGTTCGGGGGGCGCCGTACCGTCGCCCAGCAATGACTGAACCGTGACCACGGCAACGGCAGGCGAGGGGCTTTCGGCGGTGGCATCGGCCACGCGACCATCCGCGGCCCTGGCGTGAAAGATGTAGCTGTTGCGCGGGCCGGCGGTGCTCAAACCTTCCCAGGCCATTTGCGCACGCTCGCGCAGGCTATCGTCGCCCTCCATCAGCTTCGGAATCGGCGGCACAGCGTTGGCTTTGCCTTCCTGGATGATCAGGCGCTTGACGTTGAAGTTTGCGGCCAGCTGCTCCAGGTCGGTGCCCCGCGCAGTGGCGAGCAGGTTGGCAAGCGACGCTTCATTGACCCGCTGACGCCAAACGGTCTCGCGATAGACGTTTTCCTGCAGCAGCTTGGTCAGTGGCTCGGACTCAATCTCCAGACGGGCCGCGATTTGGGCCTGCTCGTCGGCCGGCCAAAGGCTGATCATGTACGTCTTTCGCTCGGCCAGGATCTGTTCGAAGTCGATTTGCTCGACGATCTGCGGCGGCGGCAGTTGGCTGAGGTCGATGGCTGCAAAACTGTTCATACGCTGGCTCCCAGCTGCAGCGGCACGCTGAGGCTCAGTGGTTCATTGGTATCCACGACGGTGCCCTCCAGATCGATCGAGGCCTGGCCCTGCATGTTTGCGCCTGCGAACTGCACGCGGCTCAAGCTGATGCGGGTCTCCCAGCGCATAAGGGCCATGACCGTGGCTGCATAAACCCGCAGGCGGTTGACGTCGTTGAAAGGGTGGTCGACCAGCTCGGGCACCAGGCTGCCGTATTCGCGGCGCATGACACGCGTGCCAATGCGGGTGGTCAGGATGTCGGTGATCGACTGACTGATGTGTTCGCGCTCGCTGATGGCGCCGCCGGTTTGTCGGTTCATGATGGGATGGGCACCCCGGACTGATCGCCGCCTTGCTTAACGCCAGAGGTCAGGTGACTTACTAGGCTCACCTTTGCCGCGACGACGTCTTCCGAAACGTCGATCCGGCCGGTGACGGTCTGATTGCCGGTCTGGATGTAGTCGCCCTCATGCGTGATTGGGCCAACGATATTGATACCGCCCTTGCTGATCAGGTTGGTGGTACCACCGTCGGCCAGCGTGGCGTTGAGGTGGTGGGCCACGCTGTCGTACTCGATCACTGTGCCGTCGGCGTAGGTACGACGGTGCAGGCCTTGGCGGTTGCCGTTAGCCGGGATGTGGTCACTGAACACGCCGGTCACGGCGATCCCGTTGGCGAGTTGGCCGGATGGGCTGAATAGCATCACCTGTTCGCCGACGGTGGGCGGGTCCCACTCGCGGTCGGCCCCGGCGCGCAACGCGAGCCATGGTAGCCAGGCGGTGGTCAGCGTTCCGGTTGTTACCTGCACGCGCGGGGGCTCCATCTGCACAGCGGCGATGACGCCGAAGCGGATGAGGTTTTCGAGCAGGCGGGCGAGGGCGGCTAAGTCGTTCATGGCGCCGATGGTGGCGCCACGCGCGTGCGGGCGCAGCTTCGGCGCCTTGTAGGAAGGGGGCTTACAGTGTCAGGTGGGCCAATAAGCTGTCGCGTATCAAATCAAGGTCTTCGTCCGTAAAGCCCAATACTTCACGCTGTTCATAGCGCACTTCGGGCGCGTCGCGCTCCGCGCGGTCCTTCAATCCGAACTGGTGAACCCTGGCGATGCGGGAGATACGCCCGGTAAATCCCACCGTCACGGCGTTGCTGTCGCCTCGGGCCTTCATATAGGTCGCGGTACGCAGCTTTTTGAACATCTCAACCTTACGCCGAATACGGCCTTGCTTGCCGCGCAAGTCACGCTTTTTCCGTGGTGCGAACTTGCTGCCATCCGGGTTTTGCTGTGTCAGAACACGCTTTTGCTGGCTGCGCCGCAGTTCCTGGCCGATGGAGCGGGCGAGTTGATTGCGGGCGGCTGGCTGGAGCTGCTCCAACAGACCGGACGCCCAAGTCTCCAGGACTTCCAGCTTACTTGTCATCAGGCACTACCCATTCGCTGGCGTTGCCCTGGGAACCTGGCACCCAATTCGGATCGAGGTAACCGGCCACTCGCTGCGGCTCGCCGGCATGCTTCACGGTCGTGTTGCCTTGAGCATCCCTGCCTACGACCACCCGCTCTGTCAGGCGCAATGTGAGGCCGAGATCTACCTTGTCTTTATCAAGAATGTCGGCTTCGAACTGAATACCGTTCTGCATTTTGTCGTAGCTTTCGAGCAGCTCCGGTTGGTTGATGCTGATCCACCCCAGCACGGGCAGCATCACGCTGTCAGGGTGCCCCGCGAAGGCGGTAAAGATGATCTGCAGATCGTAGCTGTACTCAAAAGAAAGGGTCGCGGCAGCGGTGCAGCGCACCTTGCCGTTGTCGATGAAAATCAGCAAAAGGTCAGGGTTGTGCTGCAAGTCGGCAACGGTGGCCAGCAGGTGGGCGCGCAGGCTTTCGGGCTTGTTCATGGGTGGGCCTGCTGGTGTTTGTAGACCATGTCGACCTGTGCGGCGCAATCGGCCCAGGCGGCTTCGGCGCGGTCTTCGTCGGTGAGGAGGTCACCGTTATTGGCTGGGCTTGTCGCTGGCAGCTGGCACGGCACCACGGCCGGACAGCCAGTCACGGTAAGCTGCGGCGCCGGTGAGGGCGGGGCGTTCACGCAGCCGGCGAGCAGCGTCAGGCAAAGGCCGAGCAGCCCAGTCGCGTAGTTCGTCGTTTTCACGTTTCAGTTCCTCTATGGTTCGTGCGCGCTTTGCCAGGGCCTGGCGCAGTTGGTCCTGCTGGGCACGCAGAGCGGACTGGCTTTCGCGTTCCTGCTGCAGGGTGGTGGTGAGAGTGTTGACGGTGGCCAGGTTGCGGTTCGCGTCTTCGCGGGCTGTTTTGGCGGCGTCATTCGCCCTCGCGGCTTTGCCCTCGGCGGCGTCTATGCGCTGTTGCTGGCCCCAGATCAGCAGCGCCAGGGCACCGAGCAGCGCAATGCCGTACAGAGCCTGGCGCAGGGTGCTCACGCCCGGTACCAGCCAAGTTTGTTCATGGCAGCGGTGTCGAGCTGCTTGATCGGGCCGCGCACGATCACTGCTCTCGCGTTGTTCATCAACTGGATGCACTCAGCCAGCCGCACCATGTCCTCTTGTTCGGTCGATTCTGGTACCACCACCAGGTCACCGTCCTGCACCCGCAGTTTCTGAACCGCCTTGAAGTCGATCATGCCGCCACCCCTTGCCCACATTCGCAGCTGGCGTGCCGTTCGTAGGCGCGCTGGAGCTTGGTGTCGTAGAGATTGCGCAGGTAGTCCGGGCCGTTGTAGAGGCGGGCGAACTCGGCCCACTTGCGGGCTTTCAGGGCCTTGTGCAATACCGGGTCTGTTTCAATGAAGCGGGTGAAGGCGTCGAACTGCTGCGATTCGCCGGCACTCATCGCTGCCACGAAGTCCTGCACGCTGGCGTAGCCGAGGCGCTGCCAGTGAAAGCCCATGATTTGGAACGCACCCCAGGACGCCGATTCAAGTGCGGCCGTGTCATCGATCAGACGGGCCATGGTCAGGCGCTGGTGCTCGGCGGTACCGCCGATATAGCCACCGGCCTTCGGATTGACCAGGGCCGGGTTGGTCGCGGCCAGTTCGTCGGCATGGCGCTTGATCTCCGCCGGGTCATCACCCACGCGCCGAACCTTCGCGAGCTGTCGGTACATGATGTGCCGTTCGAACAGGATCACGGGCTTGCCGTTGTCGAGGAAGCCTTTGCCCTTGGATTCCACTTCGTTGACCGCATAGATGCTTGCCAGTGGCACGCCCAGGCGTTCAGCAGCGGCTATCAGGTCGTGGTTGCGTAGCAGTTGGGCACAGTCGCCGCCGGCCAGGCTGGCTTGGGTCTTGTCGCCCGCCACGCCATCGGCTACCAGGCCCACTTTCACCTGGTACGCGCGCACTGCGGCCTCGGTTGCGTCACCGTAGTGGCCGTCTGGCACCAGGTTGGCGCCGTGCCTGTTGAGGTTCTTTTGCAGGATAAGCACAGCCTGCGAGCGGTCGCCGTGGCGAAGGGTGGTGGTCATGCGCTGGGCCTCAGCAGGGCGGCGACGTTGCCGCGTGAACGGAAAATCAGGATGCAGAGCAGCACGATGGACGCGGCTTGGCCGATGCTTGTTGGCTGGCGGTTCAGCAGGATTTCCAGACCGCAGATGCACAACACGGAGCCAAATAGGCTTGCCAGCAGGGAGATGCTGCGCCGGTACCGCGCATCACCTCGGGTGTAGCAGGCCAGGCGCAGGGCGCTCAGCAGGTAGGCGATTGCCGCGATCAGCTGCACGGCGAGTTCGATGTTCGGCATATCAGGCACCCCCTCGGATTCGACGCCAGATGTCCCAGATATCCGCCTTTTCCACCCACACCATCAGTTTGATGCTGATCGGGATGACCACCAGGGCACAAAGGAAAGCGCTACCGCCGCTGGTGATGAACGGGATTGCTTGCAAGGCCATGGGTGCGAACAGGTAGCCCACCCCGGCCGATAGGAACAGAGAGCCCAGGCGCTGCCAGACCTTGAGGTCGCGCTTGGTGCTGGTGACCAGCCAAGCGCCGAGGATGGCGCCGAATAGCGCCCCGTCGTCGATTACTGGCGTGACGCTCGCCAGGCCCAAGCCAATAAGCAGGCCGGACACAACGCTGGAAGTCGGATCAGCCATGGTGTGGGTTTCCTTGGTAGCAGTGGGTCAGTCCCATAGGTTCACCATCTGCCGTTGGGGCGCGCTGGTTTGGGCTTCGGGCATGTTGATAACGAGGCCTTGTGGCAGGACGGGACCGTAGTCGGCCAGGCCGGGGTTCGCCTGCAGCACCGCTTCGGTGACGCCCGCGGTTCGGCCGTAATACCGCCAGCACAGGGCGTCGACGGTGTCGTTTTGGTTGGCGCGGACGGCGACTGACATCATTCAGCCCCCGGTTGTGCCGGTTTAACGGGGGAGGCGTACGCAAATTCACCGTCGGGCGACACGTACGCACCTGGGGAAACTCCGGTTTCAACCACCCTGAAAATCGCCAGGCCAAGCGGATGCATGATTTCGCGGTTGATGCGCTCGTGCAGCCCAAGACGGCTGATTTCGTTCCAGTCGATGACTTTCATGTCGCTCATCAGATCAGCTCCACGGTGGTGCGGCTCTTTTCGAGAAAATCACGCACCGCCCAACGCAGATCGCGGCGGTAGTCATCGATGGTAGGTGCGACCTCTTCGGCCTTGTTGTTGCCGGTGTTGGTGGCGCTGTAGTCGCGAAAGCGCTCGCAGACTTCGGCGCCGGTACCGGCCTCGATCGCGCGGCGGTAGAGGTGAGCCTTTACCGATACGTCTTTGATCCGATCACCTGGTACAGCGTCCAAAGTGGCGTAACCCGCTGCCTGTTGAGCTGCTCGCCAGTCACTCAGCTCGCGGTTGAGGTTGATAGCGGCAGAGATCACGGCGGTCTCCAAGCGGGCTGGGGTGACGCTGGCGTCGATGCGCAGGGTGGCGCGCAGGCTATCCAGGTCAATCGACGGCCAGAACGGGTCGGTGTTGATGTGGCCGCTGGCAACGGTGCCGCTGGCTACAAATGCGCTCATGAGACTGCACTCGAAAATAGGTCGCCGGTGGTCGGGGCTTCACGTTCAGGAGGAGCGGCCTGGCCGATCCGCCCCGAGCCGGCGGGGTGCGTGGGGACGCTCAGTCAGCTGCCGGAGCAGCGTATTTTTTGAGGAGACGCTCGACGCGCTCCAAATCCTTCTTGCCACCGCAGTTGGTGTTCAGCTCGATGGCACGGGACAGATATTTTTTCGAGGACTCCAGGTGACACAGGGCGGCCACCTTGCTTTCCGATGTGTCGTCGTCCGAAACCATCTCTGCGAACGCTTTGCCCAGGGCCAGATGCAGCTTGGCTTTGGCCTGGTCGGGCATGTCTTCTTCACCCGCGATTTGCTCAGTACGCAGCAGCAGCTTCACGTCGAACGTGCCACCGGCCTTCTGCGCCTTGAGGGCGACTTCGGCAATTTCTTCGGCAACGATGGTGCCGGTAGTGCGTTCGAAGCGGTCAGGCATGAGCAAGGCGTGCTGGATGACGTACTCGGCAATGTCCAGGGCGCCGGCAAAGTCGCCGGCATCCATTCGCCAAACCATCAAGGTGGTCAGCACCTGGTCCTGCGCGCCCTTGCCGCCTGCCAGAACGCCTTCCACGTATGGGACGTATTCGGGCAGCAGTTGCTTTTTCAGCTCTGCTTTGCCCTCGGTGGACTGCACCTGTTTCAGGCGCAAGTAGTCCTGCTGAAGTTTCGCCAGGTGCAGTTCATAAACAGTGGAACCTTCCATAGTCATGGCTGGGCCGGCCACAGCGGCCGCTGCGACGGCTGCTGTGACGCGCTGGAAGTGACGACGGCAAGGATTGGTCATGGTTGCTCGCCTTAGCTCAGGGTGATGTTTTCGGCCATGGCTGCGCAGCCAAGGTCTTCGATCACGTAGGCTTCGTTTACCGACTCGTAGTTTTCGATACGGTCGCGTTTGGCGTTATCGACCACCGTGCGGCGGCGCGTGCCTTCCTGCCAGTAGATCGACAGGTTATCGAGGCGAGTAACCAGCAAGCCGTTCGGCGGGAAGTGAGGCACTCGTACCGCCGGCAGATTGCCGATGCGCTTCTGGCTGGTGACGATATCGGCCGCAAGCATTTCGGTCGGCGCTTGGGTCTTGTTGATGATCGGGAAGTACTTGTCGGCCAGCAGCTGGCGTCCGCAGATCACCACCAAGTCAGTGTCTTCCTGGTACCAGGGCTCGATGAACTCGTTGACCATGCTGACGACCAGGGCGTCGATGTTTTCGAAGTCCTTGCCCGCGCCGATCTGAATCTTGCCGCTGCCATCGACCACTTCTTTCATAACGCGCTGCGGATTTTCCAAGCGCATCTTTTGCAGCCATCCGACGTTGACGTCCTGCAGCAGCTTGTTGATGTCCGGTTTGGAGGTCGCCGCACGGCTGGTCCCGTTCCAGCCAATCATGATCCGATTGAGCGCCTGAGCCCGGATGATGGCGTCACGGATACGCGCCTGAAAGTCTTTGAACTTGGCCCATTGGTCCAGCTTCTGGTAACGCAGGCCCGTATCGAAGTTGGTTTGGGTGCAGGTGTACCCACGGTTGTCGAGGCCGGTAGGATCGCGTGGCTCGCGGTCTTGCTGGGTGGTATCGGTGGTGCCGGCAATTGTGCCGTCGATGCCGATGCCGATTTTTTCACCCGACTGCTCAGCCACGCCGTAGACGTTGATCGAGCTGAGAAACGCGCTCGACTCCTGCATCCGGGTTTCCAACGTCTGTGCAACGGATGGAGCGGCTGTGAATTTGGTGGTGACGTCGCTCACGCCGTGCAATTGGGCGAGTTGTTGCAGGTAAGCGTTGAAAAGAACGCGAGTATCGTTACGCATGGTGTTCTCCGATGTTCCTTGGCTGGGTGTTGTCCGTGATCTGGATTAGCAGTCGGTGACGAGTGCGCCGTCACCGCCCGTAGCCGGCGGGCGAACGGAGTACTGCGGTTTCTGGCCCGTGGTGTCCGGGGTTTTTTCGAGCTGTTGAACCAACGCGGTGAAGTCGGCAGACAGCTTCTCGTGGGCGGTCTGCAGCTTTTCGCGGGCGGTCTTTTCGGCGGTAAAGGCTTCGCCCTGGCCGGCGACATGCTCGGCCATGGCTTCAACAGCCTCGCCGAGTTCAGTGAATAGAGCGGCGTCCTTGCCTTCCTTGTCCTTGCTCTTGCCGAGTAGGTCGAGAACGCGGCTAAACAGGCCTGCAGCTTTGCTGCCTTCGTCCTCAACTTCTTCGAATTCAAGTTCAATCTCGACGACCTCAGAGAAGAGGTTGCCGGGATCGCGTTTGCGACTGGTCAGCGGGTTCATGTCCGGGTGCTGAGCGCTGAACGTCAGCATCTCAGTGCCCAGGCTGGCCGGGGTATCGGTAACGGCGATGCCGTCCAAGTAGGCGCGGCCGGTGTCGGCAAATTTCGGCCGAATCTCGATGCTGGTGTACAGCTTCTGCCGTGCTTTGTTCATGGCGATCAAGTCGGAGGTCGGTTCGATTTGCGCGAACAAGGCCAATTTCTTGGCCCCGGCAATCTCGACCTCTTCGGTCTTCAGCGCGACGACATCGCCGTAAGCGCGGAAAGGGCTATCCGGCAGCAAGCTGCGCATGTGTTCAATCCAAACCCGCGCACCGTAGGTGTTCTGGCTGTAGGTCTCGGCAGCGTCGACCAGCCATTGGCGTTCGATCTGACGACCATCGGTGGTGGCGCCTTCAACGGCGACGCGGAAGAACTTGGAGCGTTGTTTCTTGGCTGGGTTGTCGGTTTTGCCGGCCATGCGTGAATCCCTCAGTGCGGTGGCAGTCTGCCTTGGCGATGAGCGCATGTTGTTGAGCGCGGGCGCGACGGGCAACGAGGCGCTGTTGTAGATCGTTGATCTACAAGGGGCGGAGGGGGAACTGTTCGCGCGCGGGCGGCAGCATCTGCGCCATGAATGCCATCGTCGAACTACCTACCGATCACCGCCGCCACGCCAAGCACCTGTATTGGCAGGGCTATCGCGTGTGCGAGATCGCTGAGTTGATCGGGGAGAAGGAAAAAACGCTCCACAGCTGGAAGGCTCGGGACGAATGGGACCGCGCGACACCTCTAGAGCGTATCCAGGCGGCGACCGAAGCCCGCTTGGTGCAACTGATCCTAAAAGACCCGAAGTCAGGGTCCGATTACAAGGAAATTGACCTCTTGCACCGCCAGCTGGAGCGGCAAGCCCGTATCCAGCGCTTCAACGACGGCGGTACCGAAACCGAGTTGAATCCGAACTTGGCGAAGCGCAACGAGGGACCGAAAAAAGCACCGAAACGCAACGAGTTCGACGAAGAACACATTGAAAAACTGACGGAAGCGTTCATCGACGGCTGTTTCGGCTACCAGTTAGATTGGTACAAGGCCGGCAGTCAGCGAACCCGCGCAATCCTCAAGTCACGGCAGATCGGCGCGACCTACTATTTCGCCCGTGAAGCGCTGATCGATGCGTTGACTACAGGCCGTAACCAGATTTTCCTGTCAGCCTCGAAAAACCAGGCACACATTTTCAAGGCCTACATTCAGGCCTTTGCCCGTGAGGTAGTCGGCGTTGAGCTGACGGGCGATCCAATCATTCTGGGCAATGGCGCCGAGTTGCACTTCTTGGGTACCAACGCCCGGACGGCCCAGGGCTATCACGGCAACTTCTACTTCGACGAATTTTTCTGGACGTTCAAGTTCAAGGAATTGAACAAGGTCGCCAGCGGCATGGCGATGCAGAAGCAATACCGCCGAACGTACTTTTCGACGCCTTCCAGCATGGCCCATGAGGCCTATACGTTCTGGACCGGTGAGCGGTTCAACAAAGGCAAACCGGCGGCGCAACGGGTCAAAATCGACGTCTCTCATGATGTTCTGCAACAGGGCCGGCTGTGTGAAGACCGGGTATGGCGACAGATCGTCACCATCCTGGACGCGGAGGACCGTGGCTGCGACTTGTTCGACCTGGATGAACTGCGCCAGGAATACGATGCCGAGGCTTTCCAGAACCTGCTGATGTGCCAGTTCATCGACGACGGGGCCAGTATTTTCCCGCTTGCGATGCTGCAGCCTTGCATGGTGGACAGCTGGGATCTATGGGCCGAGGACTACAAACCATTTGCAGCGCGTCCTTTTGGGGATCGCCAGGTCTGGGTTGGCTATGACCCGGCCGAGAACGGTGACAGCGCCGCACTGGTGGTAATCGCTCCACCAACCGTTCCCGGCGGCAAGTTCCGAGTTTTGGAGAGGCACCAGTTTCGAGGGATGGACTTTGCCGCCCAGGCAGAGTCCATCCGCCAGGTCACAAGGCGCTACTGGGTGACCTACATCGGTATTGACATCACGGGTATGGGGTCCGGCGTGGCGCAGTTGGTGAAACAGTTCTTCCCGAACATCACCACGTTCAGCTACTCGCCCGAAGTCAAAACGCGCCTGGTGTTGAAGGCGTACGACGTCATCAAGAACGGCCGTCTGGAGTTTGATGCCGGTTGGACGGACATGGCGCAGTCGTTGATGGCTATCCGCAAAACGGTCACCGCCTCCGGGCGCCAGTTCACTTATACGGCCGGTCGCACCGACGAGACAGGCCATGCCGACTTGGCGTGGGCGACCTTCCACGCCCTGCACAACGAGCCTCTTGAAGGGCAGACCACGGCGAATACCGGATTTATGGAGTCCTACTGATGAGCAGACGTAAGCGCGCAACCCAACTAACCACCGTTCTGCCAGCCGTAGAGGGGAAAGTACTCCCGCCCGAATCCGGGCCGGTCGAGGCTTTCACCTTCGGTGATCCGGCGCCTGTGCTCGATAGCAGGGAGATCCTCGACTATCTGGAGTGCTGGGCCAATGGCCGTTGGTTCGAAACACCGATGTCGATGGACGGCCTGGCCAAAACAACCCGCGCCAGTGTGTACCTGCAGTCCGGCCTCAACTTCAAGCGCAACATGCTCGCCCGCACATTCGTTCCTCACCGGCTGCTGAAGCGTCAGGCCTTTGAGCAGTTCGCCCTGGACTGGCTATGGAGCGGCAACTGCTACCTGGAAAAGCGCAACAACATGCTGCGCAACACCATGGGCTTGCTGCCGCCGTTAGCGAAGTACATGCGTCGAGGCGTCGACATGGAAACCTATTACCAGGTGCGCGGCTGGAAGGATGAACACGAGTTTGCACCAGGTTCGATTTGCCACCTACGTGAGGCCGATATCAATCAAGAGATTTATGGGTTGCCGGAGTGGCTGGCTGCGCTGCAGAGCGCGCTGCTCAACGAGAGCGCCACGCTATTTCGCCGCAAGTACTACAACAACGGCAGTCATGCCGGATTCATCCTGTATATGACCGACGCGGCGCAGAAGGAAGAGGACATCGACTCACTGCGCACCGCGCTGAAAAACTCGAAAGGGCCTGGCAACTTCCGAAACCTGTTCGTGTACGCGCCTGCAGGCAAGAAAGATGGCATCCAGCTAATCCCGGTGAGCGAGGTTGCTGCCAAGGACGAGTTCAGCTCGATCAAGAACATCAGCCGCGACGATCTGCTCGCGGCGTTGCGCATCCCGCCTCAGCTGATGGGCATCGTGCCGCAGAACGCGGGCGGTTTCGGGTCGTTGCGGGAGGCTGCAGAAGTTTGGGCGGTCAACGAGCTGGAGCCGCTGCAGGCAAGGCTGGCCCAGGTAAACGAGTGGTTGGGTGAAGAGGTTGTCAGCTTTAAGCCTTTTGAACTCACACCGACAGAGAAGTAGCAGCGGAGGAAATATTCACGTCCTTATTTGAGTATCTGTAATATGCGCTTTCAAGTCGACTACTGAGGCAGGGAGCGCATGCTTTTTTCATTAATTATGGGATTGCTGTTAGGTATATTTTTTACCTTCTTTCTATTTTTATTCTTGTTTGCTTTTTCGCCTGACATAGCGCAATGGATAAATCCTGTGGTGATCGTCATTTTGAAAGATGTGGGAGGCCCAGTAGCAGCGGGTTTTGGTGGCGCAATTGCCGGTGCTGTTTGTTCCTATTTTTTTCAAAAAAGTAATGAAAAAGAGAAAGAGGCTAAGGCTGAAATATCTGCAATCCACAAAACATCTGTCCGTTTGTTAGTTCAGCTGAATGATCTTTTTTCCGTGAAGAAGCATAATATATATCCAAGCCTTGAGCATAAGGTGAGGTTTCTTGATATTTCAAAAATACCAATCTGTCCTAGTGTGACTGATCAAGTTGATCCGCGAATTATAGATGTCGCGGTATCTTTGAAAGATGCTAAGGCG